TCATCAACAGGTGGAGCTCTTGACATGTTAAGTGATCCTAATAAATTAAAACAATTTGGGACAACAGCCCTACAAGCTGCAAGTGGCTACGGAAAAAATATTAAAGATAAAGTTGGTGGCATCATGGATAAGGGTGCCATTGTTATTAATGAAGCAGCTCTATCATTAGCTAATGGAGAGCTTATAGCAGAAGATCTTGGTCAAAAGATAATTGATTCATCAAAAGCTTTAGGTGAAAAAACTATGGCTGGAGCACAGTTTATAGCAAGCACTACAACGAATCTAGTATCAAATACAAGTAACAGCAACAGAACCACTGTGGCTGGTGGTGCTTCAAATAACCAAGGAACAATGGGTAGAGATTTTTACGATAGACAACTATATACAGGAAACTATCGGTAAGGAGTAACAATAATGCCATTAGCAAATTCTAATGTTCTTCAAGAAGTATTTGGGTATCCACCTGATAATTTAGAAGAACGAACTAATATAATGATAAGAAAATCTATGCCTGTGGTAGAGTTCAGACCATCAACCCCTCATTTTCAAAATGGTCTAGATCTATTTACAATCATTCCTGCATGGGGATCATACACTAAATTGTTAAATGACAATGGTTTTATAAGTCCAAATACAGGAACTATTAAACTAGCATTCCTTGCCGACAATTTTCCTACCGATACATTTACAAATGAATATGGAGAAAACTTTTTACAAAAATTTACAGATGTTGCATCAGAAGGCGCTTCGTCGATAGCACAAATGTTTGGAGCTGAATCAGCAACTCAAGTTTTTAATAAGGTTGGGGTTGGTTTAAAAGAATCTGATAATGCCGCTGCTAGCGCAGTTGGTACTGGTATGGAATGGTTAAAAGATGCGGCATCATCAGCACATGAAGCTATTTCTAAAGTAGGGTCTGTTGGTAAATTTGCTGCAAACAGTGTTAGTTTAATTGATAGATTAGCAGCTGGCTCTAGAATTGATTTTCCTATGGTTTGGAAATCAAGCGGTTTTCAGCCATCATATTCTTTTACAATTAGACTATATAATCCATGGCCACAAGACCCTGATTATACAAATAAATATATCATTGGACCTATTGTAGCTATTATGTTAATGGGGGTTCCTAGATCACAAGATAGTTCTACATTCACATGGCCATTTTTACACCAAATTACATGTCCTGGTTTGTTTGATTTAAATCCTGGCTTTATCAGCAATATCACCGTTGTTAAGGGTGGAGATCAACAGCAAATCGCATTTCAACAAAGAATGGGTTTAGTGGATGTAAGAATAGATGTGGGTAGTTTATACAGCAGTATGTTGGCAGGGTCTAATAATGTTACATCTACAAGACCAACTGTTAAAAAATATGCTGAAATTTTAGCTGGCGGAAAAGATGTATCAAGTAGAATTGCAGATAATAATAGATATATTAATAAAGCGGGAGATGGTCCAGAAGGTGGGCGTTCAGTTGGTTTTGTAAGTAAATTAGATGAACAAGATTATTTAAATAAATACGGAACATTGCCAAATTTAAATAACCCTATTCCTGGAATACAAAGACAAACAACAAGTCCTAAAATTCATCCGGATGATACTGGAAGTCCTGGAATTGTAGAGAGGGTTTCTGCTACCGCAAAACAGACATATGCCGAATTACTAGCACAGCTTGGACTTTAACAGGTTGTGTTTCTCATGCACATAGTTATGTAAAACGCAAGGTAGGAATGTATGATATATTGAGTCTGTGAAGTGTATGAATTAAATGTTTGTAAATAACCGATATTTTTCATTATATTTAATAATAAAATATTTATTTGCTGTTTAAAATATATTCTGGATCTAGTACGTTTTACAGCCATTAACTTTTTAACATAATCAAAATATTTGCTACCGCAAAACATAGATTTATTTGTAACATCTTTTATAAACAGTTGTAAAATCAATCTAATCTCATCCGCGTATTTCATATTATTCAATTCTTTAGTAATCAAATCAGCAATGACAGGTTTAATTTTAGTTATGAGAATTGCATCTTGCATTGCTTTTCTATCTACAGTTTTATATATTGTTAAATTCTTAACAGTTGAATCAATAACACGCTTTCCTCTTTCCATTGATTGATTTTGATATTGGTTTCCTTCGTCGTCAGAAACGTCTGATTGAGTCTTGATAGCATCACCAGATTTCCATGCTCTATAATAATGTTCAGCAAAACTCTTAACGCTCTGACTAATTCTATGTCTTGAAACAGAAACAAACTGAATAATACCTTCAACATTTGCTGTTTTAATATCGTTTGTATATTTTTTTTGTAATTCTTTTGCAAGGTGAAATAAACTATTTGCGATTGTTTTTTCTCTTGCGAATAAATGAGTTTTTGTAATAGTTTCAAGAGCATATGAAAATACTTCTTCGCTACAAAATTGTTTGAAATGTCTTTTCATAACATGGGCATATTGTCTTACCATATGGTATACTAATGTACTGTAGTACAAATTATTATTTCTATTCTTTAATGCATACCACATTATGAAAAGCAATAGGTTTGTTGCTGGTTCATTTGTAATGTTGAAAGATTCAGCAACAGTTCCTTTATACATTCTTTTAGCAAAATCTTTTAAATCCTTATCCGTCAAACCAACCGCATTTAACAAAGTATGATATTCTTTTTTATGAGATGGAATATAACAAGGACGGGACAAATTATTCACATCATTAGAAACAATCTTCAACATAGTTCGTTGTAGATTGGAAGGATTTATTTTTGATTTTTCTAATAAAATATCCATAATTATTTAAAAATCTTAACCTCAATATCATCTTCTGTAAAATATACATATTCAGGACCATATTCTAATAATTGTTCTTGAGTTAAATTAATCAAATCAAAATTAAAGAATATATTAGAACCAGGTTTTATAAGTCTGCAATGTTCTACACCATCTACATTCTGAACTACATCAATTATTTCAGATCTATAAAGGTCAGCTTCAATTCCAAACCTATCACTGAATGCTTCGACTAACGCGTCACGCACTGAAGACGCAAGATCTGAAATTGAACCTGTATATTCGCTTGTTTGAAATACATCTAATTTTATTTGTAATGGAATCATATAATTAGGAAGAATCCATCCAGCAGCTCCGTACACATATTTATATCCTTTATTTGTAACATAAACAATATCGTCTGTATTTGGTTCAGTGAAATACCATGAAACTGTTGTGGAATCTATAGATGTAGCATCTGTAACAAGAGCACATTGTGCTATCTCGCCCTCATGCCCAGCAAAATCTCCTTGACCATTTAATACGATATATCTATCACCATTGGTACAAGGGAAATCAGGACCGCAAGGATTACCAGGATCGGATTTAAAATCAATAACAGGCAATGTATTTACTTCATTCAATTGCATATTTTGTAAACTACCAATTGTATTACCGAATTTAATATTAACAAAATCGGTTAACATTTTATAGTTTTGGAATTGCAAACTCGTCAAAAATGTCTGTAATACTAATGTTTCAAATTCTCTTTGATTAATAGAATCGTAGTATTCTTTTTGAATCACAGGAATGTCGTAAACTGTATAAGTTGTACTATCCTCAATTACAACATTAGATCTAGTGTAATTAGTCAATGATTGAATAAGAATAAATGTATTTTGATACCTTCCTATCAAACCTTCAGAAGGATGTTGTAATGTAAAATAATATGTTAATTCTCCTTCATCTATTACTGAATAATCAGGGAATTCCAGTATAAATTCTTTTGCAGTTGAATCGTTTATCATATTATAAACTGCACCAGTTTCTAAAATTTGCATTTGTGCCGTTACTTGATCATAATCTAATGCGGTTGAATTATATCTTAATCTAAAAGTAGCGGCATCGGTTCCACCAGTTGAAACTAATAGATTATCTGCATATAAATCATAGTCCGAATTAAAACTTGTTATTAATGTAGGAATTTGCGAAAAGTCAAATAAAACATATTGATAATCAGCAACTGTATTAAGTTCATTAATAGTCATATCAAACATTGTATAGAATTCAACACCATTAACATTAACGATTGTTTTTCTTGGTACAGTTGTTGTATTAAATTGTGTAAACGCATTTCTAGTTGGAACTATTTCTCCAAGATATAATAGAGTAATGAAAAGACATATTTCATTTACTTTTACATCAGACCTTTTTAATACTGGTAATGAATTGGGGCCAATTGGAGAATTGTCAATGATGATATTAGAATTTATATAATCATCCTCAGTTACAGTTCTTTCTAAAGCTGTTAAATTAATAATAGAATTACGGCGAACTTCTTCAACTCCTTCTTCATCTTCTCCGCCAGTTGCAGAAACCGGATTAACTACTTCGTAACTTACTAATTCCGTAACTCCAGCATCAGTCTCATTGTATATTCTTTCAGCACTTCTTATTGTACCTGCAATTACATTTCCATCTTCACCCTGAGTTAATGTCAATGTAAATCTTACTGTACTACTTGCCGGAGGTTGATATCCAATTATACCATTACCGAACGAAACATTTATACCCTCATCCGTTCTTCTTAATATATAACCTTTTGTATTTTCATCCATTAAATACAAACTGTTGTATAAGGTATATGTATCCCATCCTGTTTGAT